AAAGCAATGAAGACCAGCCACAAGACCCCAACTGCGGCCGCCTGAGCGCGCCAATCGCCGCGGCGCTCCCGAGCGCAAGAGCGATCCGGTCACCGGCCGCCAGGTGCGCTCCTTTGCGCTCCACATCAAGGCCGCGGGCGAAGATGGGACCGTCGAGGGCTACGGTTCTGTTTTCGGGGTCCGCGACAACTATGACGACGTGATCGCCAAGGGCGCATTTGCGGCCACCCTGAAGGCTCACAAAGAAGCCGGCACCATGCCGGCGATGCTCTGGCAGCACAGCGCAGACCACCCCATCGGCATCTGGACCGAGATGGTCGAGGACGAGAAGGGCCTGCGCATCAAGGGGCAGCTCGCGCTGGAAACCGTGAAGGGCAAGGAAGCCCATGCGCTGCTGAAGATGGGCGCGCTCAACGGCCTGTCGATTGGCTTCATGAGCAAGCAGTGGGCCTACGACCGCGAGACGGACGTGCGCACGCTAACCGAGATCGACCTGTGGGAAGTCTCCCTAGTCACGTTCCCCGCCAACGAGAAGGCGCGGGTCACCAATGTGAAGTCGTCGGAAGACCTGGCGACCCCGAAAGATGCTGAGCGGGCCCTGCGAGATGCCGGGTTCAGCAAAAGCGACGCGACGGCCTTTGTGTCTCGCGTCATGCGGATGGGAGAAGCGCGGAGTGAGTCCGTGGGTTCTACCGCCGTGGCGATGAAGGCGGCCGACCGGCTGCTGAAGTCTCTCACCACCTGAGCACACCACTCACCTCCCCAGACAGGCCGCCTCGTGCGGCCTTTTTCATTCCCGAAAGGCAAATCATGAAGAAGACCATCCTGGCCGTCATGGCCATCCACGTTGCCGCTTTCCAGGCCAAGGCCTTGGCCGCCGGCATGTACGAGAAGCGCGAAGAGCCCTCGATCAAGTCCGTGGCCGATGCCCTGGACAAGATCGCGACCGCCTTCGACGAGTACAAGAAGACCAACGACGCCCGCATCGAAGCCATCAAGGCCGGCAAGGGCACCGCCGATCTGGACGCCAAGCTGGCGCGCATGGACGAGCACATCGACGCCCTGAACGAGGCCAAGAGCCGCCTGGAGAAGGTCGAGACCAAGCTGGCCCGCCCGGGCGCCTTGGATGGCCGCCGCCAGGAAGGCGAGAGCCAGGAATCGGCCGAGTACCGCAGCGCTTTCCTGGACTGGATGCGCGCCCCGGGCGACCACGAGCGCCAGCAGAAGGCCGCCGCTGCCGCTAAGGCGCTGGAAGCCAAGAGCAACACCCCCGAGCGCAAGGCCACCCAGGTGGTGACCTCCACCGGCTCGGCCGGCGGTTTCGCCCTGCCCGAGATCATCGAGCGCCAGATCGCCCGCCTGTCGGTGGACATCAGCCCGATCCGCCAGATCGCCACCGTGCGCACTGTGGGCAGCCCCGACTACAAGGAGCTGTTCGACATCAACGGCGCCGGCTTCGAGTGGCTTGGTGAAGCCGACACCCGAAACCAGACCAACACCCCGGATCTGGCGGAAGTCGCCCCCACCTTCGGCATGGCCTCGGCCAAGCCGCAGGCCTCGGAAGAGTCGCTGGACGATCTGTTCTTCGACGTGGAAGGCTGGCTGATCTCCTCGGCCGCCGAAGCCATCGCCCAGGGTGAAGGCGCCGCCTTCGTCTCCGGCAACGGCACCAAGAAGCCCACCGGCTTCCTGGCCGGCCCCACCCCGGTGGCCACCGTGGACGCCTCGCGCGCTTTCGGCACCTTGCAGTACATCGCCTCCGGCCAGGCTGCCGCGATGCCCACCAGCGCCGACGTGTTCTACGACCTGGTGTACAGCCTGCGTGCGCGCTACCGCAACAACGCCCGCTGGGTGACCAACAAGCTGGTGCTGGCCGCCATGCGCAAGTACAAGGACACCTCCAACCAGTACCTGTGGCAGCCCGCTCTGACCGCTGGCCAGCCGGCCACGTTCATGGGCTACGGCATCACCGAGGCTGAGGACATGCCCGCCGTGGCGGCCAACGCCTTCCCGCTGGCCTTCGGCGACTTCCGCGAGGGTTACCTGATCGCCGACCGCGTGGGCATGCGCATCACCCGCGACGAGATCACCACCCCGGGCTTTGTGAAGTTCTACGTGCGCAAGCGCGTGGGCGGCAAGCTCCGCAACACCCAGGCAATTAAGCTGTTGAAAATCGCTGCGTCCTGATCGGCGTCCTGCAATGAGGGGCCCCATTCGTGGGGCCCTTCTCTTTGGAGAAACACATGGAACTCATCGCATTGCAAGACTTCTCCTGGGCCCACGGCGGCGTGCGCGTGGAGGAGTTCAAGAAGGATCAGGTCATCGAGACCGAAGACGCCGACCTGATCGAAGTGGCCAGCCGCGAGGGCTGGGCCGAGCCCGTCAAGCCTGCCGACCCCGAGCAGAAGCAGCCCGAGCAGTCCGCCGATGAAGCTCCCGCCACCCAGCCGGCAGCCAAAGCGAAAGCCACGCAACCCAAGTCCAAGTGACGGTTGCGCGATGCGTCCTGACCCGGGCGCATCCCACAGCCACAACCCTCTCACAAGAAAGCCTGCACCATGAGCAAGACGATCAAGTACACCGGAACCCAAGACCGCTGGCCTGAGCTGGCGTACACCGGGAAGCAGTCTGTCTGGAGCCGTGGTCAGACGGAAGAGCGGCCTGATGCTGAGGCCAATGCGCTGATGGCTACGGGGTTGTTCAAGGACATGTCCTTGACTGCTCAGGAAGTCAGCGCCTCGGTCTTCTTTCCGCCCACCGACGACTATGCCGGCATCCTTCTGGCGTCCTACGCTGCTTGGCAAGCCGGCGGCGGCATCGTGCAGCTCAAGCCCATCGTCTACAACCTGACCGGACCCCTACCGCTGCGCAAGAACGTGCTCTATCGCGGCGTGGCCGCGCCCTGGCGCATGTTCGGGCACGAAAGCATCGACGGCGGCACCCGTCTCATCGGAGACGCGCAACTGGTCAATGCCCGGTGGGTTGGCGGCACCTTCAATGCCTTTGAATGGAATGCCGTGGACCGTGGGGCTCCCCACGTTGATGGCAACGCCTTCAAGGGAAGCGAGGAATTCGGCGCTGGCGTGAAAGACCTCATCATCGAGCAGTGCGCGTATGGCATCAAGGCGGGCGCACTGTACGAGGGCGGGTGCGCCCAGTTCCGCCTGGACAACGTGGTGGTGCTGCGCTGTTCCGAGTGGGGTGTCTGGATGGAGAACTGCGATTCTCCCCAGGTAGGCACCGTGACCTGCATGGACAACCAGAAGGGCCAGTTTGCCTTTGTGGTGTCCGGTGGGCCCAACGGCGCGTCGTGGAACTTCGGCGACGGCCACATCCATTCGATCTTCGCCCAGGCACCTCGCGGAAACGGCTTCGCGCACATGCGTTCCAAGGGCATCATGTTCCGCTGCCGTGGCTTGCAGGGCGACATCAACGACCTGCTGGTGAGCCATATCGGCATCAACGGCCTGGCCACCACCTATTCCGGCGTGGCCACCATGACCAACGGCGTGGCCGACATCGCGGTGCCCGACATTGCCATGTTCGGCGTGGACAGCCCGGTTTACTTCCAGACCACGGCGGGTGGGTTCACCGCCAACCGCGTCTACTTCGTCACCCAGGTGTCTGGCGACACGGGGGCAGGGACCATCCGGCTCTCGCAGGATGTTGGTGGTGCAGTCATCACGCCGAACGCCAGCGTCGCGCCGACCATCGTGAACCACGGTTACACCCTGGTGGAAATGAGTGGCAACTATGGTGGCGCAGCGGGGAAGATCACCTACAGCACGTTCCCGCACATCGATGCCGAGAACAACGGCACAGCCGGCATCGTGATGCAGGGCCTCAACGGCTGCTATGTGCGCAGCAACAGCACCGTGGGAAACAAGGGCATCGTGGTGCGAGCCTGCAACCGGTACAACAACCTGCACATGGAGTCGTCCAACAGCGGCCTCGATGTCGCAGACGGGGACTCTCGGAAAATCACCCTGACTGGCGTCCGCCCGCTGCCGGCAAAGCTGGCGTGGAACATGCCTTGCGGCCTTGTGCTTGAGGATGCCCACTTTGGTCTCGCCCTCTACATGGCCGGCCTGGGCGAGACAAACCCTGATCTTTGGGTCGGCGATACGGCGTGGCCCGCCATCAACATCGGTCGGTCGTTGCGCCACAAGACCAATCCATTCCCTGGCAACTACACCTGGGAAAAGAGCCATGGCGACATCGAGATGTACAGCGGTGCTGGTGGCCACACCTTCACGCTGCCGGCGATCTCTGATGTCATGGTGGGCATCAAGGTGTTCGTCACCAATCCGTCTGCCGGCGTGCTGAACGTGGCTTCCAGCGGTGGCCAGAACATTGTCGGCAACGGGGCCTCTGCCACCACCGGCACCATCGCCACGCTCACCAATGCCACCTTCGTGGCCTGCAAGGTCAACGGCATCTTCTACTGGGCGCGGTACTGACCATGACCTACCCCCGCCGATCTGGTGCACCAGCCCAAGAGCCGGTGACGCTGGCCGAGGCCCTGGAGCACCTCCGCGAGGATGCTGGGGTCGCAGACGCCTACGTGGCCAGCCTGATCACCGCCGCGCGCACCGCGTGCGAGGAGCGCATTGAGCGCACCTTGATCAGCACGGAATGGAAGCTGACGCTGGACTCGTTCCCTGATGCCATCGTGCTGCACCGCCCACCTGTGATCTCTGTGGCCAGCGTGAAGTACCTGGACGAGGAAGGAGTCGAGCAGACCCTGGACCCTGCCGACTACCTGCTGGACTCGGTGAGTGAGCCGGGCTACCTGGTGCCGGCGCCTGGCAAGGCCTGGCCCACGACGCAGGACCGCATCAACGCCGTGACCGTGACCTACTCGGCCGGCTACGGCACCACCGCCGCCAGCGTGCCCAAGCCCCTGGTGCAGTGGATTCTGCTGGCCATCGGCGAGATGTACGCGGTTCGCAACCGCAGCGGCGAGCGCCCGGCAGTGCCACACCAGTTCGCTGACGCGCTGCTGGACACCTACCGGATCATGAGGCTGTGATGGACGAGCCGGGCAAGCGCAATCGCAAGATCTCGGTGCGCCAACAGGCGACCACCCAGGACGCCATCGGCCAGCCGGTGAACACTTGGACCGAGGTCGCCAAGCTCTGGGCCGAGGTGACCCACCGCAGCGGCAAGCAGGTGATGCGCGCCGACCAGGACGTGTCTATCGTGACCGTCAACTTCCGCGTGCGCCGCCGCACGAACATCACCGCCGCGATGCGCGTCTGGTTCGCTGGGAAGGTCTACGAGATCAAGGCCGTGATCCCTGACGAGCGCGACCGCGAATCCATGGACCTCCTGTGCGAGGTGATCAATGGCTGACGCGATCAAGGTCACCTTCGACGACTCCAAGGCCAAGGCGGGCCTGGATCGCATCCTGCAGGCCTCGCGTGACGCGGTGCGCCCTGCGGCCCAGGCCGGTGCGGAGGATCTGTACTTCGAGGCGCGCCTGCGCTGCCCGGTGTCTGCTGAGGCGCATGTGTTCTACGGCCGCCAGAGCAAGAAGACCGGCGTGAAGTACCTCTTCCAGCCGGGCAATCTGCGCGACTCGATCTACCAGGCCTTCTCGCAGGACAACAGCAAGGCGCGCGGCGACGGCTACGACAAGGCGACCTATCACATCGCCTGGAACCACCAGAAGGCCCCCTACGGCTTCATGGTGGAGTACGGCACGAGCAAGGCAGCGGCCAATCCGTTCATCCGGCCAGCCTACGAGGCCCGCAAGGATGACGCCCTGCAGATCGCCAAGGCGGTCTGGGTCGAAAAGGTGGGAGCGGTGACCAAATGAGCATGGAGTCCGACCTGTTCGACGCCCTCAAGGGCCTGGTGGCCAGCCGCGTCTACCCCGACCAGGCGCCCGAGGGTGCCCAGGCACCCTACATCGTGTTCACCCAGGTGGGCGGCCCGTCGCCGGCCTATGTCGAGAACCTGGTGCCCAACATCCGGGGCGCGCGCATGCAGATCAGCGTGTGGTCAGAGAACCGCATCGAGGCCAACAGCCTGGCCCTGCAGATCGAGGCCCTGCTGATCGCCGCCACCAACTTCCAGGCCCGCCC